GGCGATGATTTGGTTGAATATTTGGAGGATGTTTGCCAGCAAACCGACGATTATCCTCTGCCTGTCCAACAGTATATTTCCGCCCAATATGGCTATGAGCCAATCGGCGAAATTCTGGAAATGAATGTTGAGACAACTTACGCCTTCGAGCGTCTTAATCTGATACATCGTCCACCTCTTACGAGAATTGAAACCTTCAACGATGACGGGGAAATGATATGGCAAAGCGAAAGTCAAAGCCTAAGCAACGGGCACGGAAAACGCCTGACCAACGCACAAGTGGTGGGACAACTAATCGAAGTTTGGGACCAAATTCCCCACCGCTCTCAACGGTATCTGTCAACGGTCCGATCTCTTATATTCGACCTGAACCCGTCGTCCCTGCTCCACGGTACAAACCGAAGGCGGGCGGGCTTATCGAAAAGGCTTCGGCAACTGTTCGTCCAACCTCCAAACAACGAACCGATTTGCAACGGGATCGGGTTAAAACATTCCGGCCAAGGGGCTCCCCCTTAAGCGTTAATGACCGCAAGTCGAAAGCCGAATTAGCGGCATTTAACGCGGAACGTCGGAATAAACGGAACTCGTCGGGCTTTTCTTTTGACGTAGATTGCGTCCAGAAACCGTCTGGATCCTCTGGTGCACAAGCGCGTTGGGATCCGACCCCTAAGCAAAGGGCGGATCAGAAGTCTCGTTCGAAGAAACAGGAACACGCTCGCCGATGGTGTTAGTTATGCTTAACCTTTCGGGATTTACTCCCCCCTCCCTCTTTTTTCTACGCCATTAACGGCAATTCTCCTTGCCACGGCGACGGGCACTGGTGCCTAGAAAAACCTAAACTGTCTTTCCACTGCCAGAGGCAGACGATTGACGGGGGTCCCCTCTGGGGGTGTCGATCGTTTACACAATAGCCTTCCCGTCTTTAGAATTTATTCGTCTTGAAACGACGGCCAAGGCCTTAGAACCGCTTGCGGTTCTCCGCCTTCGTTGCGGTCAAGCGAGCTTGCGAGCGCAGCGCCGGAACGTTTGGCGGAACTACAACGTCAACTTACCTTACTGCCGTTTCTTTTGCGCTCTCTTTGCCGCGTGCAGCGCTCGGTCCCACCGCCACAACCAACACTAAAAAAAGCACAAGAACGGCCAACCGCCTCAACCGAGGCACCGACAGCGGAGCGATGCGCCACACTTGACGTAATTAAAAAAATCAACAAAGACTTAAAAAGTGCAAATCGCGAAAGGAAAATTTATGGTTAGTCCCACTACCACCGCCGCATTGATCCAAGGCGGCACTGCTTTACTTGGCGGTATGCTTCAGGACAAAGGGCCAAGCCTGAAAAGGCAGCATAGTTTGGCACGCCTGAGCCAACAAAAACTGGCTCGTGATTTACCTGCTCATATCGTGGCAGGCGCTCAAAACGCGGGGTTCAACCCGCTTACTTTGCTACGTTCTACTGGCGGCAGCGTCGGCACTGCCACGCAAGCCAATATTTCACCGCTTGGCCAACGTTCTGCGATTGGCGATGCCATTGCACAATTTGGAGCAACCTATGCGCAGGACGCTATTCAGAAAGAAACCGAACAACGGCAAAACGAGGAATGGACGCGGCGGTATGATTATGACCTCGCGAACAGGCCGAAAGTGTCGCCTGTGTCACAAATTGCGACACCGTCTACAGACAATAAGATCAAAATAGGGGGCGACAGAGCCTCTGATTATCGTATTGAAACCGGCGATCTTGCCGGCCGTTATGTTCTGCCGATTGGCGGCCAATATAAGCTTGCGCCACAAGGGTGGGTGCCTGCTGGTCTGACAGAAGACCTTTTTGCCGGCCTCGCGTCTGAAGTGGAAGGCGTAACCTCTAACCTTTCTCATCGTGCATGGCCTGTTGTTTCCGTTGCCAAAGACGGAACCGTTAGGCTTCCGGCGGCGAACAAGGAAACAAACGTTCCGCTGGCAATTGAAATCCCTACGTCCCCCTAACTGCATTAAAGGAAAATAATCATGCAGATACCGAAGCAACATTCTAAGGCAATGCGACCGACGCAGATCTGGCCGGAAAAGGTGCGCAAAGGTCCGGTTCAACACGCCCGAACGCGGCGCGCCGACAAAGTGTCGGTCGTTACGTCCGATTTCGGCGGAACTTTAACGCCTTTGAAGATGATTCCTCTTCTCCGTGAAGACGGTGTTTTAAACTCCCGAATTAGCGTCAACGTCCAAATGGCTGAGACGGCCGATATGCTGCTGAACCCTGTGCGGGTCTCTGCAATGGCTTATCTGGTGCCTAAGCTCGCGCTGGATAGGTTTCAGGATATGGGATCAATCGACCGTAGCTACAACGGTCAACAGGAAATTGACGGAACCGTTATTCCTTGGTTCGAACCTTTGACCTATAACGGCGCCAGCTATATTTGGAACAAACTCGGTCTTCACGCGCCGGAAGGTGGGTTTATTAACACTGACTACCTCGAAAGTTTCAACGCGGTCTGGAACTATATCGCTCGGGAACGGTCAACGTCTTTGACTTTGAGAGATCGTCTCGCAGGCAATAAAGCGCCAGCCTTCTGGGAACATACTCAGATGAAGCATGTAGTGCCTACGTTTGACGCAGCCATGGTAGAGGCAGAAATTCCGATTAGCTTTACCACTGGCGGAGATTTGCCTGTCAAATCTCTTATCAGTGTCGATACAGGTGGCACCGCGCGCGCTGTAGGCGCGGCAGCGGAGCCGCCCGACGATGCCGCTGGTAATAAAGATTGGACCGGTGAGGTTTGGGCTGAACTTCAAGAGGGAGATGTGCGCATTTCACTTGCTAACATTCAGCAAGCAACCGAAACCCGCGCGTGGGCCAAACTCCGCAGCGAGTATCAAGGCGTTTCTGAGGATTGGATGATTGACCAGCTCTTGTCTGGCATTCGTCTTAACGATGAGGTTTTGAAAAACCCCATTCTCCTTGACCATACCGATACAATTATCGGGATGAACGAGCGGTACGCGACTGATGGCGATAACCTGTCCAAATCCGTTGCAGACGGGCGTACAGGTCTCTCACTCAACTTGCGCGCGCCTGCCCTTCAATGCGGTGGTACAATCGTCATTGTTGGTCAGATCTTGCCGGAAATGATTTACGAGCGCCAACGGGACTACTATTTCCGCGCTCAAGACGTGTCCGACCTTCCTTTCAGGACCGCGGATGAACTCGATCCGCAACCCGTTGCAATGATGACAAATGGTGAAGTTGATGAAAGCCATAGCCTTCCGGACGATCTTTTTGGGTATAGTCCTCTCAATCATGAGTGGCTGCGTTCAGCCCCTAACGTTGGCGGTAAATACTTCCGGCCATCAGCAACTGATCCTTGGAACGAAAACCGAAACCGGATCTGGTCCACAGAAGTTGTGGATCCCACTTTGGGTCCGGACTTTTATCTATCCTCCTCAATTAGCCACGAGGTGTTTGCCGATCAAAACACCGATCCCTTCGAATGGTGGCTTGCCGGTGACGTGCAAATCAGTGGATTGACCTACTTCGGGCCAATGCTTGAAGAGGCGCAAGGCGATTATGACGCGGTTGAGGCTCAAGTTCCGACCGAACGTCTCAAAGGCGACGGGAGTGATACTGCCTCATGAAAACCAATCCAAAGGAATGGATACTTTGGGACCAAAGCGAACTCCTGCCTTACGAGGCGGGGGTGACCTTAGAGGTTCGCTCTGAAACTCCAGTCACCGTCACAACAACGGACGGTCTTCTTGTCGGCGCGGGTGAATACTCCTGCGCCTGCGAGGTTACGGGCGACGGCAAATTGACCTTTAAAAGCGAAAGCGAGGTCTTTATAAAACCGTCGGCTCGCGTCCAAGATAGGATCGCCCAAAGTGAAGAAACTTTCACGTCTCTTGACCGTCCTGCTCCGCTCACCCCTGAAATGCTGGCCATTTCGCGGATGCTTCGTCAAAACGAAATCCAACGCGAACGTGACCGCGAAAGAATGGAGAAGCTCTATGTTGATAGATCCGCAACTGCCGTTAGAAGAAAATCTGAAACGTCTTCAAAAGCGGAAACCTCCGGTAAAAAGGAAGCGGTACGCGAAGACGCTTCCCGAAGCGATACAGACGCTGAAATGCCCTCAGATGATCGCGGCGGCGAGGATGCTGAAACCGATGGGGTACTTGACAGAAAACCCGCTGGTAAAGGCAGCGCAAAAGGTAGTGACTGACGCTCACGATCTCGACATACCTCTGGTGGCGGACTTAACCGTTTCTCGGCATGGGCCGCCCTGCCTCGAAGTGATGCACTACAACTATGGCAACGACCTAAGCTTGAGCGAATTGCGCGTCCTTCAGCATATGGTGCGCGTTTCAACGCTCAAGCACGACGTTACGGCGTCCTTTACCCTTCATACGATGCGGTTTGGCTTAATGCCTAATGAACCCCCCCGAATCTTTGAAGAAGGGCTGTACGCTTGGCAGGACGCTTCTGCGTGGCCTGACCAAGAAGCGTTTCACGCCACCCGCGCCGCGATACTTAAGAACGCGCCGCACCTCGATACACCTCCGTAGGCACAACGGAAGGTGTTACCACCGCACCCCTCCAACTAGCTATTGGAAGGGGTGCGGTGGGCTCCCCCCTTGACCTCTGTAGCATAACTAACACCAAGGACCCCCCAATGTGCCAAAAACCCTTAGTTATTCAGGGAAAATACCAAGGTGAAACGATGACCGCCCAATGTCGAACTTGCGATGAGTGCCTTGCTGCACGAAAACGCCACTGGATAGGCCGCATGCTGGCCGAAGAACAGACCTGCCATTGCGTCTGGTTCATGACCTTGACCTATGCGGGCGGCTACGAAAACGATGCCGCCTACGTCATCGACTACACGCACGTCCAAAAGCTCTTCAAAAGGCTCCGCCGTGCGGGCCATCGCTTTAAATACGTGGCAGTTGGTGAGCATGGCACTGCCAAAGGCCGTGCGCACTTTCACATTATGATGTTCTGGCAGAATGAACCGCCAAAGCCCGAATGGGATACACAATGGGCTTGGGAATTCTGGCCTTACGGTCACACCAATGTTCAGAAACCGCGCTCCAATCAAGGCTGCGCCGTTTATCTCATGGATTATATGAATAAGGACAATCTTAAGAACGGCCTTATGAAATACTCCAAAAACCCGATGCTAGGCGAGGAATATCTCCTCGAATACGCTCGCAATTACGCGAAACATGGGCTTGCCCTGTTCGCTCAAAGTGACCGATTTACTATCCCCGATAACGTCTCGCAGAGCGGCAAGCCATTTTATTACCCCGTCGGACGACAGACGGGCGTTTACAAGAAAATGCTCGATGCCTTCTTGCTCGAATGGGCGGTAAACCGACCTGAGCAAAGGCTAAAACTAAGCGATGATTTGGTTGAATATTTGGAGGATGTTTGCCAGCAAACCGACGATTATCCTCTGCCTGTCCAACAGTATATTTCCGCCCAATATGGT